GGTCTTTGTACTAATATGTTATCCGTATCAATAAGACTAATTACTTTATATGAAGGTTTCCATATCTTCCACATAGCAAGTGCGACACCTGCTATCCAAAATCCAGCTACTATCTCTAATGTTGTCATAAATATTCCTGTAAGTGTCTTAAACTTCCAATATTGTATGCAAGTCGTGGGGCAAAATGCCCTGCGTCTCTTATCAATCCGAAGTAGGGCGATTCACACTCTGCCATTTCGATTTCCCATAATAGATAGCACTTGCTACCATGTTTCTCAAAGTTATGGGACTTTGTTACTTCTCGTTTTACAACTGCAATACAGTTGCCTTGAGCCGACCATACCCGCTCACCTTCAATAAATTCTTCTTGAACGCAAGGTTCTGGTATCATAGCATTTTTAATGCCTGCGTAATCAGTATCAGGTAGTTTTTGTGGTACTCCCATTCGTTCGATTACTGCTTTGATAAAAGCTGGTGAGCGATATAATGCTTTTGCAATGTCAGATGTGTTCGATCCTTCAAGATAATACTTAATAATCGTTTTCTTCTCTGCTTCTGTTACGCCTTTGCCTTTATTTTGTGCCTTTCTTCTAGCACGATGTTCTAATGTTTCGTTGTGGTCTGCAAATATTTTACTAAGACGAGTTGTGTTGTACGCTATGTTGAGTATCTCACACGCCTCTTTTTTAGTAATAGGCTTCTCTGCACCTAGCAGTTCTATTACTTTGTTTATATTTGCTTCTGAGAGTTTTTCCTCTCTTTTCTTTCTAACTGCCACTATTTATATGTCCTATAAAAAATTGTCCATGCAATAGCAAAAACTATGCATAGTATTATTGTGTCAACATAAAGATTAATCATTTGTTAAATCCAAATGATAATCATTTAATTCTTTTAAATCTTGTTCGTGCATTGCTCCTAGTAAGATGATTGCATAATGAATAACTTTGTATAAATCTTTATCATTCTTGCCATCTTTCTTTCCAAAACGCTGCGCATACTTGATGATATTACCAATACAGAAACCTTCTCCATGTCCATTCTCAAATACTATCTCTGTAGTTTGAGTTTTTGCTTGGGCATAGTGTTGTTTATATGTATTATCTATATACTCTTTCAGTCTTGACTGAATCACATCTTCGTTAAATTTATACACGAGTTATCCTTTTTTCGTAATCGGCATAGTCTTCGTTCCACCAATGTGGTTTGTCTCTGTATTTCCAACTGGCGAAGGTTGCCTTGTCTAAGTGGTAATAGTCACGATAGCTTTGTATCGGATTATCATAATCTCTGAGGTCTTCTGGCGTAGCCAGACCGAACTCAGTAAAACCTACTCTTTCAAGATTCACTGGATCTGGCAATTTGTTTACTACTTGTTCAATTGATTTGTGTAGCTTGCCGTAGCGATAGTAGTACTCATCATTCAATGCGTTAGCATAACAATGAACCCACTCGTGATTGTCCAATGACTCTCTTGCCCAGATTGTGCAAGGATGGTTGTACATCATTGGAAGGTAGGGGAAGGGTCGCTCCTCAAGTGGCAAATGCTTGATTTCTGCTTTGAGTTTGTTTAGAACTTCTCGCTCGTCTGCATTCAGCGCACGAGGAACATACCCTAGAAACTTGTCTATATAAATTGTTGTACAAAGAATCTGGGCAGCTTCAAGTGGCATCTTAACAATATGCTTGTCAACATGATACTGTGCTGCCTTGTCGAGATCCTCGTCTAAGTAAAATAAATTCATATGTTACTTCCAACACTTATAAATGCCACAAAGTCCATCTGCATTCTCTGTAGTTTTACAGTAGTAACAGACTTTTTCTTTCTTCTTTGTGGGCTTGATTTTTTTGATGTCTTTAAACTTTTTCATAACTTATATTATACTAAAATTATGAGATGAAGTCAAGAACTATTTTCCACCACCATTGATTTTATCTTTAGCTGTTCCAGCATATAAACCGAACCAAGCTGCTCCAGCACCTACTACGATACTGATAAGTCCTGACTGCTCCATTGTAGGCTCTGGTAGTTCCATGAACCACATTGTACAATAGTATAGTAAGAAAATATATACTGATAAAAACATTCTCGGGAAAATTCTCCAAGCATCAATCATATTTGATAAAAAGATCCAACGCTGCCAAGGATTGTCTGGCTCTTTGTTGGCTTCCATTTCTACAATTTTTGCTTTGAGGTTTGAGTTTTCGGTTACAAGTTCCATGAATTTATTAAGATCAATCTCGACCTCATTTCTACTCATATCACCTGCGAATCTTTCGTCTGCCATTTAGCTCTCCTTTGCTTCTTGTTTAGCTTTACCGACATTGATTGCAAACCAGTCAAGAATTTTATACATCTTCCCAACTATTTTGTCATCTTTTGGTGTGTCAGTACACGCCGCTATGATTGAAGCACTCATGACTAACCATGGTATAACTTGAATCCATCCTATAACCCATTGTAAGAATCCTAACATTCTTCTCTCCTAATCCTCTTGCGAGGCTCAGCCTTATTTCAAGGCGTATTCTATTGCTTTAGCCCAGTATATATCATCAGCGATAATACAGTCTATAGCAGTATAACCGACATCTTTTGCACTAGATAATTTTGTATTACCTTTGTAACAAACGAAGGGTTCTTCAATAGCAGGTTGATCG